TCAATATTTCAAGGATTTATTTTTTTGTTTTGGTGTAATTTTGGTGTAATTTTTATTATACTTCTCTATTATTTCTTTATCTACATTGTAATAATTACAAATACTGTAGAAACAATTTAATACTTTATCTTCTTTTAATTCTTTTTCTATTTCTTTCAACATTTCTTTTTCCATATGTATTCCTCCTTCGACAACATTCTACATTTTTATATAGAAAAAAGTGCATTTTATATATAAAACAATCTAATTTATATATAAAATACACCTAGTTTACAAAAAATGGGAATAGCATTTTTAACCTAAAAATCTTTGTATCTAAATAATAGTAACAGTTTCGACTACGAACAAATCTTTGATATCTTTTCCCAATGCATCCGCAATAAGAACAGCTTCATGTAACAAAATTTCATCTGCTGGTAATTCTTGTATTGTTTTTAAATAGTGTCTTTCTATTCCAGTTCTTCTTTCCAATTCTCTTAAACTTATTCCGGATTCTTGTATTGCCTCTTTAATTTTCATCTCAATATTAATTCCACAATTCATTTTCTTACTTCATATAGCTCCTTTTCATCAATATTTAGTGCTACTGCAATTCTTATTAAAATAGAAATTCCTGGCTCCCTTTCTCCATTTTCTATATACCTTAAATGGGATTCAGATATTCCAGTTTTATTTGCTAATTGCCTTATACTTATATTATATTTTTTTCTAACCTCTTTTAATTTAATAATTATTTGCATAATACCACCATTTTTTATTTAACATATATTATCGCCACAATGGTGGTTTTTATGCAGAAAATAAATTTGACACTACAATACATTTTAACAATAATATGTATACAACAGTAAAAGAGACTAACTTGCGTTAATCTCTTTCATTTTTGCATTTATTAATTTGTCCAACTTCTTACTTTGCCTCAATATTATGCTATATTCTTTATCTTCTGTAATTAATTTTTCTAGTCTTGCACGGTTGCGAATTATCAGCAAGTCTATACTCATTTAATCACCTCATCTAATTATAGCACATTATGTTAATTGTTTTTGTCGAAATTTGTCGATAACTAAAAAAAAGACTAGTTTTGCTAGTCTTTTTAGCTGTTAATTTTTATTTTTAATAGCTCTCTTGAAAATTGATATGCAGACATAATTTTTAAGTCTAAACCATATTTGTTTTTTATGTTTTCTACATCTTTTTGCACTTCTCGTAGATGCATATCACTTGTTATAAGATATTCAATTTTGCCATCTATACAACATTCAATAAACTTGTTATCGCTTTTGTCTTCGCAGTAATCAACTTTAGTATTGTGATCTATCCACTCAACTTGATATAAGGTATTACCAAATTTAGGAAATAATCTATCTAAATCTCTTGTTAATTTTACTTTTTCGGTCATTCTTGCAAAAATTAAGTACAATTCTTTATAAGTTTCTTTATTCATACAAAAAACAATATCGCCGTCATGTTTATATTTCAAAAGCGATTGACACGATTTATCATCATTAAACATAGCATCTATAAAAACATTGGTATCCGCAACAACTCTTAATTTTCGTAAACTCAAAGTTCGTACTTTCTTCTAATTTCTTTTAAAATTTTTCTACTATCTTCTTTTGTTACTCTATGTTTTTTTGCTGCTGCAGAGCATTCTTCACATAATTCTTCCCACTCTGGTCTTATATTTGCTATATCTAATTTTGGATTTTTTTCTTTAACTAACAACATGTTAAAATACCTCCTAAAAAAATTAAATATATTTCTCATAATATATACACCTCTTTTATATTTTTATTCAAAGATAAAATATTTATGTCTATATATTATATCACAAAATTTACATAAAATCAATTTTTTTATGTATCCTTGATGCTTGTTTATTATTTTATATCATTATTTTTTTTAAGTTTCAATAATTTTGAAGAAAAAAATAAAACTTGCACTACAATCAATTTTAAACCGTTTTTATTTTTAATTAATATAGTTTTATACCTCCGCTTTAAGGGGGTTTGAGGATTTTTAAAAATTTTTTTGAATTTTTTTGAAAAAGTGCTTGACATATACGTACGTATATGGTAATATAATTACAGAAAGTGAGGTGAGGAAAAATGTTAGATTCACTAAAAGCTTTCTTGGAAAATAGAAAACAACAAAAGAGATTACACAAACAATTCCAAGAAATACAAAAATGGCAAAGAGAAATGTATATATCTAAATCCCGCAAAGAACAAGAAATGCATTAATCTAAGCCACTAGAGAAGAGTTTAGCTCTTCTCTAGGATTATATAAGAATCTAGCAAAAAAGTCAATAAGGAGTGTGATAATATGTACGAATCACAAAAAAAATACATGAAAAACAATCTGGTTAAATTAGGCATTGATGTTAGACCAGAAGTAAGGGAAAGGTTTAAAAAAGCTTGCGAGGATAATAATACAAATGCCTCTAAAGTTTTAAAAGATTTTGTAAATAACTATATAAATGAAAGTGAGGAATATAAAATGAAAGAGATAAAAGAAAAAAGAGATATTATGTTGGCTAAACTTAGAAATGAGCAAAAAGATTTAATAAAAGAGCTTGAAACTATTGTGGATAGTTTAGAAAAACAATTCATGAAAGAAAATAATGGAAAAACTTTTGATGAATATCAAGACGAAGTTTTTGATGATGGTTTTATTAATGGGTGGGAAAACGAGTCAGTCTTATATCACAAAGTATTAGATTACGAATCATTATTGTCGTTGGTTAAAATGTATGAATTTACTGATTATGAAATAACATATCCAGAAGGACCTTACCCTTGTAGAGTAGATAAAGAAGATTTAACTGAATATGTAGATGAATTAAATAAATTTAAGAAAAAATTTAATGAGCTTAATGAAAGATATAAGGAGCTCTAAGATGAAAAAGACTTATGAAAAAATAGTACGAGATTCTGCATCTATAGCCAGAATAGATGTAGAATCATCTACAATATCTGTCTTATATGAATACGATAGAACTTTCATAAAAACTGTTAAAGCTCTTGGTTATTCTTGGCATAAGCCATTCTGGCAATTGAATATAGATTCTGAAATTTATGGTAACCTTGAAGATAGAATTGTAGAGCTTGGTGTTTCTTTACTTGATAACCGTATAAATATTGAAGTATCTAATAAAGAAATTTTAAATAAAATCGAAAATAATGATTTTAAGCCTAGAAAGTGGTATTGGTTAATTTTAAATAATGGTGATTTAAAACTAGTAAGTTATAAACAAGGTCGTTTTTCTACTTCTTTCTTATACGATAAGTATTCACATAAAGAAATTTTAGGAAAATGGAATAATAAACGGTATAGTCTTAGATCCATATAATCACTTGCAAATTATAAATTTCTGCGATAAAAATGACATCCCTATAACAAAGAAAGCCTGGAAATTTTTAGTCGATACTGTAGGCGAAGAAAATTTAAAAACTATGAAGGAGTTGAAAGCTGAATTATGCGACGACTAACAAATTTACTACCACATCAACAACTTGCTTTTAATAAAATTAAGAAAAACAAAGTTGGTGCACTTTTTATGGATATGGGAACAGGCAAAACAAGAACTGTAATTGAATTACTAAATAGTAAATTCGAGCAAGCAAAAATAAGTAAAATACTATACTGCTCCCCATTCTCTATAATAGACAATGTTAAAGAACAGTTTGAAAGGCATTGTCCAGAAATGTTAAATATAACAAAATTTTGTGGAATTGAAAGCCTTTCTCTCTCATCAAAATTATATTTAGAAGTTTTTAATTATGTAGACGATAAAACAGCTATTGTTGTTGACGAGAGTACCCTAATAAAAAATCATACAGCAAAAAGAACAAAAAGATTACTTGATCTTTCTAAAAAATGTAAATATAAATATATTTTATCTGGTTGCCCTGTTACAAGAGATACCTCAGACTTATTTAGCCAATTTTACTTTTTATCACCTGCAATCTTTGAGTATTGTAACTGGTATGAATTTGCTAATAATCATGTTATTTTTCATCCTCGTTATAAAAATCGCGTATTACGAACAAAAAACGAAAATTACTTAGCAGAAAAAATGCAACCATATGTCTTTAAAGTAAAAAAAGAAGAATGTTTAAATCTACCTCCCCAAAATTACGAAGATAGATATTGTATAACATCTGAACAAGAAGATATTGAATATAATGAAATAAAATTAAGATGTTTTGAAAAAATATTAGAAAATCCAACTGGTATTGAGTTTTGCGGGATGCTAGAATGTCTACTTCATTTTTCTGCAAAAATAAAAAGAAGACAAACTTTATTAAAACAAACATTGGAAGAAATAGATTTAAGAAACAATAAATTGCTTATATTTTGTAAACATATAGATACACAAAAGCAAGTTGAAAATATGTTAAAGACTTCCTATAGAATCGGCTCTATTTCTGGAGAAACTAAACCCAAAGACCGAAAAGAAATAATTGAAGACTTTAGAAATAATCTACAAATCTTAATACTTAATTATGGAGTTGGAAGCTATGGACTTAATTTACAAGAAGCTAATTATATAATCTACTATGAACAAACATTTGATTATGGACTAATAGAACAAAGTAAAAATAGGATTCACCGAATAGACCAAAATAAGGAATGTTTTTATATAAAATTATTATCCGACTTAAAAATAGATACTTTTGTAGATAATAATATAACAAAAAAAGTAAATATAGTATACTGGTTTGAAAAAGAAATTGATAAAATAAATCTTTGCGAGGACGCAGACAAAAGAAAATATCTGCAAAAACTCCTAGCAGAAAATTTTTAGAAAGGATTTTTTATGAGTAAAATTTATGTTGATGATAATGTATATCAAGCTACTCAAAAACGACTTGAATACATATTTAACGAATTTGATAAGGTCATAGTTGCCTTTTCTGGAGGAAAAGATAGTGGACTGCTATTAAATCTATGCTATGATTATGTATGTAAAAATAATAAAAAAGAAAAACTAGGTATGTACCACCTAGATTACGAAGCACAGTATCAACAAACTACAGATTATGTAGAAACTATATTTAAAGAGATGGATATTGACAAATACTGGCTATGCTTACCGATAAAAGCCCAATGTTCTACTTCTATGTTTCAAAGTTATTGGATACCATGGGAATATTCAAAAAAAGATATATGGGTTAGATCTATGCCAAACTATCCATTTGTAATAAATCAACAAAATTGTAATTTTAAATATAATGATTGGGATTACACTGTACAAGATAATTTTTCAGAGTGGATTTCTAATATTTCAAATAAGAAGACCTGCATTTTAGTTGGTATTAGGGCTCAAGAAAGTCTTAATAGACAATCTGCAATAACCTCAAGAAATAAAATAAACCAATATAATGGTTTAAACTATATTTTAACAAAAGGTAATTATTGTGTTGCTTACCCCATTTACGATTGGCAAACTAGAGATATTTGGATTGCCAATGCAAAATTTAATTATTCTTACAATAAACTATACGATTTGTATTATCAAGCAGGTATAAAAGTAGAAGATATGCGTGTAGCAAGCCCATTTAATGATTGTGCTACAAATTCTTTAAAATATTATAAAGTTATAGATCCGAATAACTGGGGAAAAATGGTTAGTAGAGTAAATGGTGTAAACTTTACAGGTCTTTATGGTGGAACTACCGCCATGGGTTGGAAAAATATTACTAGACCTAAAAATTTAACTTGGAAACAATACTTAAATTTTTTATTATCTACCCTACCCGAAAAAACTAGAAATGAATATTTAAAAAAATTTGATACTTCTATAAAGTTTTGGAAAGAAAAAGGTGGTGTCTTATCTGAACAAACTATTAAAGAGCTAACAGAAAATAACTCCATAGACTTCACAGTTAAATGTAAGAATAATTACCACACAGATAAATCTCCTGTAACATTTGCTGAATATCCAGACGACTTAAATGTTACAAATTTTAAAGAAGTACCTACATATAAAAGAATGTGTGTTTGCATTCTAAAAAATGACCATACTTGCAAGTATATGGGATTTGCCCAAACTAAAGAGTATGCAGAAAAAAGAAAGAGGTGTATTGAAAAATGGCAAAAGATTTTATAAGTCCCGTTTATAATGTACAAAAAATTCCGATTGAAAAAATACAAGCTAATAGCTACAATCCCAATCATGTAGCCCCACCAGAAATGAAATTATTATATCAATCAATAAAAGAGGATGGCTATACTATGCCAATTGTCTGCTACTATTTAGAAGATATTGATAAATATGAAATTGTTGATGGATACCACAGATATACAACAATGTTATTACATAAAGACATATATGATCGCGAAAATGGTTGTATCCCTGTTTCTGTTATTGATAAACCTATTTCAGATAGAATGGCATCAACAATTCGACATAATCGAGCTAGGGGCTCACATTCTATTGAATTAATGACTAATATTGTTAAAGAGCTAAAGGAAAGCGGAATGAGTGATGCTTGGATAATGAAAAACATAGGAATGGATGCTGATGAACTTTTAAGATTACAACAACTAAGTGGATTACAAGAACTATTTAAAAATGAAGAATTTAGTAAATCTTGGATAGATATAGAAAGAAACTAAAAATAAGAGGAAAAAACTCCTCTTATTTTTTATTTATACACCATGTGTAATAGTTAAACAAATTTTTTAATAAATTTTAAACTAATAATAGTTTAGAAAATATTACTTTTATTTTAAAATTCATTAAAATACATTACATGTTATAGTTAAACAATGAGGTAGATTTATTTAATAAAATCTACGGAATTGTTTGGAATAAAATTATAATATACTATGTTTATATTCTTGTCAATACTTTTCTTATTTTTTTTGCAATAGTCTAAACATATCCAACCGCTTGGCGTTTTACCCCAATTTCCACGAATTTCTAAAACAGTACATCGTACACCTCTAACGTATCCACCTTGTCTTCTTGCAGATTTTGTTAATTCTTTTATTGTTTTTTTTCTGTAATTAGTACCTGGTCCTGTTCGTACATTTAGCTTACTACAATTAATTACATATGTTCCAGTTTTATAACCGTTCATTTTTTGCACGGATTGAACGGTATAGTCTAAACATATCCATCCTTTATCTGTTTTTCCCCAATTTCTATATTTCTTCAGGATTGTAACAATCGTGCCATTTTTGTACGAAGTAACTTGTTTATAATTTGTGTCTGCACCTTCTCTTACTCTTAAGCTACTTGCAGTTATTCTTACTTTATAATTTGTATCTTCTACATTGTTATCTGCTACTACAGTCTTTATTTCTGTGTTTTTATTTTCTGTTAAATTACTATCATTACTGAAACACCAAAATCCTTTATAATTTGCGTATTGTTTAAAATTATCTACACTACAATAAACAGTATTTCCATTTACTATAACTTTGTTTCTTCTACTAGCTGTATTAAATTTATTAGTATATAAATATGGATCATAAATCTTTATATTTCCATTTTCTGTTCCTACTAATACAATATAATGCCCTCCATATGTAAATAATCCACTACCACAACTTGCTATTATATAATATCCCCTGTTTAGATAGTCTAACATAGTATTATAATTGGATGTATATTTATAATCGCTAAAATTAAAATAATCTGCAACCCAACTATATGCAGACCATGCAGTACCACTATTTACGGTTCTAAATCCATTTTGAACAAATAAATCTGCCATCGTTGTTGGCAGAATTGAGCCTTTGGAGCTTGAAACCACCATTGCTGCCGATGTGGGTCCACAGGCACTGGATTTCATGGTTTGAGTATTATTGTTAGTCGATGTATATAAATAATTAGCCCATCTCGTGTCCGCTTGTGAATAATAAGTTAATCCTGTGCATTGCCCTAAAATAGCTAAACCATTGCCGGTGCTACTTCCATTGTAACTTATATTTTCTTGTTCTACTTGTGCATCTGATTCAACTTCCTGCTCAACCTCTAGTGTCTGTTCTTCTATTTCCGTTATTTCTTCTATTTCTGTTGTAGCATTATCAACATAGTTAACCACAGTTTCCACAGAATTTGCAATTTCTTTTACATCTCGTTCATTATAGTTTACGCCCCATATAGCACTAACTATAGCCAAAACAATTGTTACTATTGCAGTTATAATCATTTTTCTTTTACTCATAACTATCCAACCCCCATCCCTATTTTTATAAATAATGCTATTATAGATATAATACTTGTTATACAGGCTCCTACAGTAGTTCTAAATAGCCATTTGTTATTGTCTTGTAATTTTGCTATTTCTTTTTGGTTTTGTGCAGAAGTAGTATATGCTACTTCTGCTTTTTCCTTAATGTTCTGATAATCATCTAATTTGCTTTCTATTACTGCTAATCTTGTTAAAACCTCTGTCTCGAAAGTCTTTTCCATATTATTCAGCCTCGCTTTCTACAGTTTCTTCTACTTCTTCTGCTGATTGTTCTACTACTGCGTAAACTTCTTCTACTTTTAATGTTAAATTGCTGTATTCTTCATCTGTTATTTTAGACATTGCATAAAATACATTTAATTTGTTCTCTATGTCTCCTTTGCTTGCATAGTATTTCTTTACAATTAATTTTTCTAATAGTGTTGCTATATTCATTCTACTTCACCTCCTTCTCTAAATCTGTTTGCATATTATCTAATAATAGTGCACTTGTTTCTGTTGTACTTAATAATGCTTCTATGTTATCTAGTCTTGCATTTTGCTGTTCTAGTAGTTTTTTAACATCTTGCACATATGTTAATTTACAACTTGCCAATTCATCGCTTAAATTTACATTTGTTATGTATTCGTATGTATACAATTTTCTTTCTTTTACTTTTTTTTGCTCCTCTGTCAATTCTAAAACAACTGGTTCTGCTAGTTTATAATAAACAATTACAGGATTTTCACTATCAAATCGTTGCTTCAAATATGCCTTAAAATCTTCTTTTGTTTTTATATTTTTGCTTAAAATGTTCAAAAATTTATCTGAAACTGCTACCTCATCTCCACTCGAAAACTCTAACTTATTTCTCGATGTACCTTTAAAATAATTACTAATGCAATTTATTGAGCTATTATTATTGATACCTATAACATTCACATTACAATAAAATCTTTTCAAATTATTTGTTGTAACTTCTTCCCAATTTTCTGTTCCATCTAAGACAATTTTTCTCCACGTATGATATTCTACATCTGCAATATAATCTCCTTCTAGCATTTCTTGTTGTATTGGAATTATAGACGTTTGAAATTTGTATTCAACATTCACAGTTGCTTTTGTATTTTGTTCTACTTTATTTGTTATATCTATTTTTACATTGCCTGTTCCGATACGAAGAATATGCTGTCGCTACTGAACCTTCTTCTAATTTAATTTTTAATCTCACGTTATTAAATGTTACACCTGCATTTATTTGTATTAGCAGTTGTGATACTATTGTCTTATCAGTTTCAAAATTTTCGGGCGTTTCTAAATTGCTTTGAACTAAATTGCCATTTAAATCTTTAAGAACATATACTCCTTTATTTTTTAAATTCATATTTGAAGATAATGTATAATTACCTTTTTTTAAATTTATTTCTAAATTATTTATCCAAAAATTAGTCGTTTCTGTTGTTGTACCATTTAAACAAACTCCATAATCAGGCGAATAACTTAATGTCATTCCATTTTTTGTTGCAGTAATAATTTTGCTTTCGTTAAAAATATTCACATTGCTTCCTACTGTTTTAACTTTCTGCGGATATTTCGAGTTTGGAGATGGATTAGCACCTGTATATTGCTCAAAATCAGTTTGTGCTGTTTTAGATATTACAGGATACAATTTTAAATTGTTTGCAACAAAACCTTCCTTAAAAACAAACAAGCAATCAAAATTTGCATCATAAGTTTTTGTATCTTTTATAAAATTATCAACCTGATATCCTCTTGCATTATAATAATCTGTTGATGTGTATCCTGTACTTTTTCTTGCCTGCATTAACATGTAGTAAGTTTCATTGGACTGATTTATATTATTAAAATTGTAAAAATAATAATTTCCATCTTCTAGACAGGTTTTCATGCTTTTTTTAAAATATGTAATATTTGTTGCAGTTCCATTAACTGTAATAGAACCATCGTCGTTTAGTGTAGCTTTTAGACCGTTTTGCTCTAATGTACTATTGCCGAATAACATATCGGATGTGTCAAGTAAATTTGTGCCTGCAGTGGTTTTTTGCTTATGCATTGCTTCAATTTCAGTGTTAATAATCCTGCAAGGCTTTGCGTCTTCTATGCATAGCTCAGTTCCGCTTGCTTCTTCTATGGGTAATGCATTATATAAATCTTCGGTTTCTTCTTCTAAATCTGCTATTCTACTAGTTAAAGTTTCTACGTGTGCATTATAATCTGCAATTTTTTCTTCTGCATTAGAATTAAAAGTGTTAATTTTTTCTGTAGCATTATTGTTAAATTCTGTTATCTTATCGGCTGTATGTGTATCTATTTCTGTTTTAGAATCCTTTACGACTGCTTGTTTAAATATTTCTTTTTCTTCTTCTGTAAAGTAGTCTACACCTGAAACGGGTTTATCCCCTTTGTCGCCTTTTTCTCCTTGTTCTCCCTGTATGCCTTGTATTCCTTGTTCTCCTTGTGGACCTTGGGCTCCTGTATCTCCTTTTTCCCCTTTATCTCCTTTATCGCCTTTTTCACCAGGTCTGGCAGAACATATCCAGTAGTCTTCATTTGTCGGCAATATTCCTTTTGCTTTTGCTACTTTTAATGTATAAGAACCGCCTTGATGAGTTACCTGATTTAGTTTAGTATATGTCTTGTTATTGTCATATTCACCTTTTAGGGTTATTCCTATTCGCCCTAATACTCTATCTTCACTAGCCAATTTCTGTCACTCCTTCCTTAAAATCACCTGTTTCTTCATCATAATATAAAGCTATATTAGATAATTTTGTTGCTGTTACTCCGTGTATGTCCATTTCATCATTTACATAAAACTGCGGTAGTTGTATTGCTGTTGCCATATTTTTTACACCTTCAGCTATATCGTTCAGCTCTGCTGTTTTTTCTTCTGCTAAATCTTTGTAATCCTCATTTAAATTCTTTATTTCTGCAATCGCATTTTTTGTCTCTTCAGCTCTGTTTTCTTCTGCTTGTGCTCTTTTTTCTTCGCTTTCTGCTCTTTTTGCTTCATTTTCTGTTCTGTTCTCTTCTGCGCTCTTTCTGTTTTTTTCTGCTTCAATTCTGCTATTTTCATTTATAATTCTATCAGATTCATTTTTTATTCGTGTTTTTTCTTTTTCTATTCTTTCTTGCTCTGCTTTTTTTCTTTCTTCTTCTTTCTGTAGTCTATCTTTCTCGGATTCATTTCTTATTTTTTCAGAATTAGTTCTATTTGTTTCAGCTTCTTGTCGCTCTTCTTCCTTTGCAGAAATTGTTTGCTCTAATTCGTGCATTTGTGCTATTGCAGAATTTGCTATATCTATCCATTCAGCATATTCTTCTGGGATTGTTTCTGTTGCATCTATAGCTTCGTAAACTTGCATTTCAAAAATTTTGGATTTAAAAACTTCTTCATTAGCAGTTGTTATATGCAACTGCATTTTTATTGGCTTTGCTACATCTAATAAACTATTTTTTACATTAAAAATGTAGCTTTCTTCTTGCTTTTCAAGATTTATAAAATATTTTTCTTGTTTATTTTCTTTGTTATATTTTTGTATTTCTAATATTGCCTCCCCCACGATAAAAGCAGATAGCTTAAATACTATCTGCTCTATTTCATGTTCTCCTGCAATTCCCAGAAAATTACGTTCTCTGGATTTTATATTTCTTGTTTCTGTATCAATACAGATTTTATTTTGCATTACATTTACTCCTCTCTTACTAAATATCCATGCACAGTAGCATGATATATATTTGCTGTTCCACCGCCTTCGTAGTACATTTGCATATTGTAACCTGTTCCGTCATAATGTGTTAATTTTTGCACTGGAATACTACTTAATTCAAAAAAATCTGTATAGTCTAAATATCGATAAGTTGCACCTGACCAGGTTTGATCCTGAAAAAACAATTTGTTATTTATTGCTATACCTGCTTTTGCAGTTGATGTCGTACTTACATATGCAGATATTCTATACATTTTTTTATATCCATTGGGAACGACAATGTCTTTAAAGATATTCTCAAATAGCCAGCCATTGTATGCCTCAAGAACTGTTGTATAACCTGCTTCCGTCATGGTTGTTTGATTCCACAGCTCTGTACTTCCTATATATATTATGTCTGTATTTCTAGATTGTATTGTTCCTTCAATTTTTAAATTCCCTGTTATTGTTCCGCCAGATTTATCGATTTTATTTCCTACTGTTCCATCTCTTTTTTGTTGTCTTTGCTTATCAGTAAAATCTATTCGTAAATTTCCAGTTTTGAAGGATACAAAGTTTTCATCTGTTAGTGTTATTGCACTTATATAGCTATTATATATGCTATCTTCTGTTTTTATTTTTATTCGTCTTCCTAAATATAATTTTGAAATATCGATAAGCTTAGAAGTCTTTGCAATACTAAATTCTACTAAATGTTTATATGTATTTGCTTTTATTGTGTTTAAAGCTTCTTCTTTTGCATTTTCTAATGTGTCACAGCTTATGGTTTCTATTCTTCCAAATATTCTATTGGGATCATCTTTATTTGTTGTTGTAGTTCTATCTGCTGTTAAATATAAATAATATGTAGAAGAATCAGATCTTATATATGCTTCTACTTTTGTTACTGGGTCAACTTCATAAATCTTATTATAATTTGTAACTTCTGGAAGTGTTGCATCTATTAGCATCGTTTCTTCTAGCTTATAGCCTATATCGATTTTTAATCTTTTATTTATTATAGAAAACTCTGTGTATATATCTTTGTATTGTCTACAATTAATTAAAAAAGTATGGAAGTTATATAATCCATTGTCTTCGTCTATAGCAACAGAAGATTTTGTATTGCTATGTATATACACATCTATGTAATCTAAATTTAATATTGTATCATTCGTATTTACAAAATTTTCTAAGATTGTATCTGCTATAAAATTTTCAATTCCTTTTTCTTGCATTTTTTCTTTATCTTTTAATATTACTTTTCTATCAAAAATATTTGATATGTCTAAGGCTGAAACTGTTACACAAGTCTCATTTTTATTAATTGCTATATCTTCATCTACCACAAATAAAAATTGCTTATATAGTCCATTTAAGACTAAATAGCAACCTTTTTTTATTTTGTTTAAATCTGGTAATACAAATTCACTTATTCCATTTGTTTCTTCGTCTAAATTTAGATTGTAATCACATACATTGCAAACAGACATTATGTCTAGTGTTTTATTATCTACTACATATAATTCCAATTACATCACCTACAACCCTAGTTGATTTTTTAATCTTACATAATCTGCAGAATTTACTTGTCCATCGCCGTTTAGATCTGCAGCCTTGTATTGTTGTACTGTCAATGAAACTTTTCCCATAATGTAATCCTGTATCATTTGTAAATCATCTTTATTAATGTTTCCATCATTATTAACATCACCTAGTGTATATTTAATTTCTTTTTGTTCATATTTAAGTAATACAATTTTATACTTATATTCATATTCTGTTCCTGTAGTAGGGTTTACAATATCTAATACAATTTTCTCATCAGTTAAATTTAAATATCTTGTAGAAGCCCCATTTATTAAGGAGCCAGAATTTACAAAATTTCCAACATAATTATAGCCTCTTAATTTAAGCATTTGCACACCACACGCAATAGGAACACAATTATCCTTATTAAATCCTTCTGGATAGTCTATATTTATAGTAAAGTTATTATTGCCTTGCTCATTCGCTTCTATATTGATATTTCCCTCTAAGACAATTATATTACTTCCAGATATATATTTTAATCCGATTTTTTTCACTAAGTTTACCAGAAATTTCCAAATCACCATCTATTGTTCCTCCAGTCTTAAGTAGAAAAGCACTTCCATCTTTAATTCCTTCTAATTCAACTTTTATTTCTTTCAATAACTTTTCCGCTTCTTCATTTTTTTCTTTGAACAATTTTTCAAAATTATTATTTATACAATTAAATAAACTATCCAAATTTAAGAATGTTCTTCTATCCTCAAAGTCAGTTATTCCCGATTCTGTTACTTTAAATCTAGCAAATTCAAATTGATATATGTTCCCACCTTCAAATAAATTTTCTTTTGTTAAATTTCCAAATCCACTTGTATTTCTTATTGTTTTTATGACAGCCTGATTTAACTCAGATTTTGTGTTTGTTTTTGATAAATCTAATTCACAAACTAAATTATAATATCCTGTATTTGTTATATCTTCTATTGTCTCATTGCCTATAATTTCTAAAAATCTTCCGCATATACAAAAATATCCTGCACCAATTGTTACAGAATCTGTTGTTTTACTTAATTCACAACCTTTTGTTATTCCCATATTTCCTTGTAAGAATATATCAATAAAATGTGCAAAGGCTTCATTCGCGAATGTTTGAAATTTAAATACATGTCCTCTTAGCATCTTTTTACCTCCCTTTAAACTGTAATATATTCAACATATATAGTTAACCTTGAATTTAATATTTCATTATCACCATTTAATTTTACTTCACAAACTCCGTTTTGGTAGCTTAAAGAAATTAATATTATTTAAATCTAAATCATTAAATAAATTCTGCATCGTACCATTTTTCAGTTGTTTGCATAATAATAATTCATTATCTTTCGTTGAATATATTAACTTTTCATTTTCATTTATAGTTATATCTAATTTTAGTTCATTTACTTTTTCTTTATTTACATATACAGATATACACGGATTTAGAATATATCCTCCCATTTCTAATAAAAAAGGTGCTTTTACATGTCCTTTATTTTCAAATGTTACACTTCTATTTTCATAATCGGTAAATCTTGCATCCCATTCAAAATCCCATCGCAACTCATCAGTTATTTCTTCAACAGTATAAATATATTTGTTCTCTTCATACCACAAAGATAGACACGCAAATGCAATTGGCTCTGATATTACTCCTGTCGTCTGTATCTCTGTTTTTTCTAAATTTTGTATTTCTATATCTCTAAAATATGTATTTACTTTATCTTTTTTAGGAATCTTATATTCTAATTTTAATTTTTCTGAATTGATTATAAAATTAACAAATTTTTCATAATTATCATAATTTAAAAAATTTGCAATTCCACTAGGTTGCCCTTGCTCTAATTCTCTAATGTTATTTGTATATGTATTTTCTATTTTACTATATTCTGTATTATAGCTAAATCCTAATCCTGTAATTTCTGTTAATAAACAATACTCATTTATATCCATTAATGAAAATTTTTGTCCTTTTTCATTTATCAAATTAAATTCTCTTACCAATATATCACCTCCTCATATTTATTAAAGCGTCAGAAAATCCATTCTAGCGCGAGGTATTTTGAATTTTTTTTAATAAAAAGAAAAAGCCTTGATTTTCAAGACTTTCTCCTTTTTACTTATTAATTTCAATAAAATTTGCATCTATTTTAGGTAATGTAACTTTAGCTCCCATTATAGATGTATAAGAGCAATCTCCCTGTGCAGTTCCATATATGGTTATTATATCATTATCTAATATTTTATCTTCATTAGGTTTAGTATAATATGTAACATAAACTGTATCTGTATAATATGTCGAATATGAACCTTTTTTTGTTATATTTACTCTTAAATCTACTGAATTACTCCCATATAACACTTGAACAACTTCTCCAATTATTTTTACATTAGTTCCTTTAAATTTATCAGGGTTTCTTGCTATTTGCTCAAATGTAAACATTTTACAACTTGCTTTAAATTCTTGTTCTTCTTTTTCTTTTCTTATCTTTTCTTCTTTTTCTTTTTTTTCTTTCTCTTGATTTAAAGTTTCGTTATATATGTTTTCAATATTTTTATCATCATTTACATATATTAATTCCATTTTTCGGTAAGATGTTCCTGTCATAGAATTACATATCAGATTTTTATCAGATTTTTCACATTTAAATTCACGTATTCTTTCATGAGCGCTATTCATTATAGTAATATAAAAAGTAGAGTTATCATCTTTATTTAATCCGCAAAATCCATTATATGTCTTTGATGCATAATCGCTATCTATACTATTGAATTTAACTCTTACATTTCCTCCATTGATATTTATAGCTCCTACTGTTGTTTTACTTCCTTCATTAATAATAAATTTATATGTTCCATTGTAATCATTCGTGATTTCGTATGTATTCTCTTTTTGTTCATTCTTTACAGAAATTACATTACTATTATTTGCTAAAAGGCTTCTCGTATAATTTACAATGCTAGCAAGTATAATTATCCCTATACTTATACCTATAATTATCCACCATTTATTATAATATTTTATTGGAGTCTCATCCTTGCCCTTTGTATTATCTTTGTGAAATGCAATTATACACTCTACATCATTTCCATTATTGTTTATTGTTAAATAATACTTTGTTATTTCTTTATTATTATATAGTTTAAATATTTTTTCTGCTAACTCATTCTTTATACAATCAACATAAATATATTTACTATTTTGTTCTTTTTGTAATTTATGCGCTGTTTTTTCATTTATTTTTTTTGTTTTTGAAATATATATGTTAAAACAAGGCTTGTTGTTATAATATACTAATTCAATTTTTCCTCCATATCTAATATTTCTTTCCAATTGCATCATATTTTCTTTTATTTTTGAATCATTTAGTTTTATATTTATTCTTTCAAAAAACACAAGATCCCCTCCTTAAAACAATTCTATACATAATTATAAATTATTTCAAGAAATATTTTTCGACATATTTCGACATTAATATAGTTTACCAAGTTTTCTATTTAAATATTTAAATGCACTGTTAAGTTCTGTTTCTGTCATTTTTTGTGGGTAAAATTTTAGCTCTATGTTATACGAGTTTTTAGTATTTGTTGTATTCATCATTTTTGAAGTTAAGTTGCTTTGCAATCTTGAATAGTTAGGTAATTTTATGTTTTCTAACATTTTTGTATATTCTTTATTTTCCTTAGCAGTTAATACTCTTTCCCCTTTGTGTAATCTTGCTACATAGTTATCTTTTGGAACATAATCAAGCCCATCTTTGTGTCCTGGTAATTTAGGTATTAAACTAAATACCGATACCTTTGGTTTTATTTCTAATCCACTTGAAATAGATTCTGCCACTCTTTTAGCCGTTGCAAATAATGTGCCTGTAAAAGAAGAACTTTGTAACCCTGTATTTAAGCTTTTTAGTATATTTATTCCTTCATTTTCTGCTAAATTACCTTTTCTTATACCTTCCATTACTTTCTCTACATCTTGAACACCAGCTTGATTTAATAAATTTCTTAAATTCTCGTCAGACATTCCGTTCAATAATCCTTGTAAATTAGATACTGCCTTTGCTCTAAATTCAGGGCTTTTATCTAATTTTTCAATTATTTGTTGGCTCATCGATTGCGCTTGGTTTACTGCGTATGGTGTTTCTTTTACAATTACACCAGTTGCATCTTGTATGCTTTTTGCCATTGCTGGTGCCATCTTGCAAAGTTCCGCTTCATATATATCGTAATTAGATTTTGCTAATGTTTTCCAAGCTTCTGTTTCTTGCTGTCCTAATTCTCCATTTACAATTCCTGTTCTCTTTACTAATTCATCCGCCAATGTCTGCATATTTTTTTCTGCAGTATCTTTCAAGGTTTGTGCTCTTTCTAAATCAGCTGTACTAGCACTTCTTGAATAATCAGTATACTCTTGTGCTACACTTTTTAGATTATTAGTTATGTCTTGCAATGTTGAGTCACTATAATTCTTTGCTGCAGTTTGATATTTAATTATATCATCATATCGTTCTTCAGCATATGCTTTTTGATTTTCATTATACTGTTTTTCAATATCTGCAAAGTTTTTAACTATATCTGTTCGCTCCTTATACGCATTATTTAGACTTTCAAGCTCTCCATTTTGGTTCTTTAATTCATCTATTTCCATTTGTGCTTTTACTTTTCCAGCCTCTGTAGACCATTCCTTTTCTTCTGTTAATTCTTTAATCTTATTTTTATTTTCTTCAATCTTATTTGAAACCTCTTCAACCTTATATCCATATTTTTTTGCTGCATCTTCTAGTTTATGATATGCTGTATTTTGTTCGACTAATGCATCATTTTGTTTTTTTACTACTTCTTGATATTTTTCCTCATTGATTTGCAGATATATCTTAGCTTTTTGTTTCGCTATCAATTTATCAACATTATTTTGTAAATCTTTATAACTGTCAATTATCTTCCCATTCATTTCATATTCTGTCCCAAGAGCCTCATTCAATTCTCCTAAAATAAAATTAACCCTGCTTTCATATCCGTCTTTTACTTTACCATTTTCGTCAACTAGATTTGCAAGCTCATCTTTCATTTTTGTTACTCTGTCAAGATGATTTAATTCTACCGAAGCATTTTCTTCTATGCTCTTAAAGGTATCCTCAATTGCTTTTTTTTCTTGTGCTACAGAATCTGCATACTCTTTTGCAGCTTTTGATGATTGAAATGTTTTTTCGTTATAATAAACAGCTGCAGCAGCTAACGCTCCAATTGCTATAGTTGCTAGTCCTGCTGGACTTACAATCCCCTTTAAAAATCCAGCTAGTGAATTTACACTTTTGCTTGTAGATGTGCTCTTGTTATTTGCAACACTCAAAGCTTGTGAAAATATTCCAATTCCTTTACTTGTTGTCCCAATTACAGTTCCTGCAGTTCCAACTATTTTTATAAGTGGTCCTACACCTGCCACTAATAATCCTATGTTAATTATATTATCTTTTTCTGAATCAGATAAATTATCTAATTTATTTATAAATACTTCTACTTTATCTAATACTTTGTTCACAACAGGTAATAATTTTGTTCCTAAATTTGCAGAAATCGTCTTTATCCTTTTGATTGAGCTTTCTGCACTACTTTTTGTATTATTATACATTTTATCCATTGAAGACGACATTGTATTAGCAGTTTCATCAAACGCTTCACCATATGATGTCATCGAAAAAACAGCATCTTTTCCTAAGTCTTCCCACATTGTTCCAAATATTGTCACACCAGCTTGATTTTGTTTTAACGGATCTTTTATATTTTGCAATCCTTTTACAATTTCCCCAAATGCCCAGGATCCTTTTTCACCACCTTCTGCGAATGCTTTTTCAAGCTCATTTGCATTTAATTTCATCGATTTTAACGTATCTGTTGCAGTGCCATCTTTTAGTCTTATTCCCATTTCTTTTATTGCATCTCCGACCTTGTCAATAGAAAAGGCTCCAGATTCTGCACCTAAACTAAATGTATTAAACATATCAGTTGCACTTAATCCTATTTGTCTGAAATGTACAGAATATTCATTTATTGAGTCTAGCAAATCTCCATTTTTATCTAATCCTTTTTGATAGCCTTGGTTTATTAATTCAAATGCTTCATCTGCGGACATTCCCCATTGCTCCATTAACATTTTAGCAGCTCTGACACTTTCGTTAATTTCTGCATCAAATGCGTCTTTCAAATAATATGCTTTTTTAGTTATATTCTCTAAGTCTGCTGCATCATCTAATCCTCGCATTTGTTGTTCAACAATTGCCATTGAATTTGCTATATCTTCATATCCTTCCCCAAAATTTGCATCGTTTATATCTGTTAACACTTTTTTATACTTTTCTGTTTCTTCTACAGATTTTCCAGCTTTAGCTATGTACTTATCTACGGCAGACTCTAAACTTGCACCTGCAGTAACTGCTGCTGTTGCTATTCCAACAATTCCTGTTGTTGCTTTTGCTGTAACATCAGTTCCTATTTTATTTATTTTTTCAGATGTTGAATCAACTTTTTCTCCAAAGTCTTGTAATGTTTTTCCTACTTTAGTAAATTTTGAATTTTCTGTCTTAAAATTATTATATTCTTCATTTAAATTTTCAAGTTTCTTTTGTGTGTTAACAATTTCTCTTTGCAAATTTCTATAATTTTCTTGTGATATTTCTCCACCATTTTTAATTGTTTCATCTGCTTCTTTTTGCGCTTGTTTTAGTAGTTTTAGTTTCTCCTCTGTTTCTTTAATATTCCCAGTTAATACAGTTTGCTTTTGCGCTAATAGCTCTGTATTTTTAGGATCTAGCTTAAGTAAAGAGTTAATGCCTTTTAATTCCTTGCTCAAACCAGATGTTTCGGAATTAACTTTTTTTAATGCCTTTTGCAAACCTGATGTATCTCCACCTATTTCAACTAAAATTCCTTTTATGCTTCCAGCCATATTATTTCCTTTCTATATTAGAAATAGAGGCTTTTATAACCTCTATCCTAATAATTTATCTATATCACTTTGTGTTGCTTCTCTAACACCATTCTTATTTGTTTTTTTATTGTTTGTATCTATAAAAGAAATTAGCATCTTCATTATATCTACATATGTAAAATTTTTTAAATATTCTATACCTATTCCATTCTTCGCACACCACGCTAAAAATGTATGCTCTGGGAATTTATCTTCAACAGTGTTATCATTAGAATTTATTTTTTCTAATTCCTTTGATAAATCTCGGTCAACAAAAGCAATTCACGGCAAATTCCGCTACCTCTACAATCCAATCGTCATTTATTTTTAGTGGTGGTACAGTTCTTAACCAATCTTCATATTCACCAATATCGTTATATTCTTTTATAAGTATGTATACAATTCTCGTAGCAGATTCTACAAATTTTTCTATATTGTCTTCCATCATGAGTCTAGTTATATTACTTTCTAACTCTTTTTCTGTAATATTAGGTACTTGCTGTTTTATATCATTTAGTATTATTGCTTGCTTTATTAAATATTCCTGCAATACCCTTAAATCATCAAAGATTGAGCTATTAAATACTTTTTTAAATAGAATATATGTATAAGCATTACAATCATACTTATATTCTTTATTACCAATTTTTATTGTTTTCATTTTAATCACCCTTTTTAAACATTAGCTTTTGCATCTTTTTCATATACTTTTGTAAAGAATGTATCGTAAACTGCTTGATTAGTTTCACTTGGCTCTATTACGGCTTTAATTGCTTTATCTGTAGTTCTAGGAGACATCGTAATTGACACTTTATCTGTTTGTGGTTCAGTTGAATCTTCTTTTGTACTCATTTCTGCTGTTGGTCTTGTTGCAGTACAGTCAAAATATACAAATCTTCTTTTCTTTTCATCTCCCTCTATTTCCCCCATTAATGCAAATCTTGCATTAATATCATCTGCATTTTCAAATAGAGCTCCGTTTTTATCTTTAGTTTGTCCCAATATTTGTGTTAAAAATTCTTCCACTAGCATTGCAACTTCTAAATCTCCGCTATATCCTTGATTTGAATTTGATATATAATACACAATATTATCTGCATAAAATTTAGTAATATCTCCTTCTGGATCTGCAGTTAAACTTTTAGCTCCTGGCATTTTAAATGGTGTTCCATAAGTTATCTCACCATCTTTTTCTGTTATTTTTGCAATATGTACATTGCTAAGTCCAAATTTTACTTTGTTCATATTTTTTCCTCTCTTTCATTTTAAAATTTCAAAAAAATAACTTACATTCCAAACTCTTTCAGCTTGAATATAAGTTATAATTCGTTTCCACACTATATCGTGCAAAATTTCTTTTTCTATTCTTTTTTCTAATATTTTTGCTCTAGTATCTGTTGTTAATTCTAATCTAGCATTACATTTTTCAAAATATACATTATTGTCTGCTATAAAATTATCTGTATCAACTTCCGTAGACATTAGATGTGGAGGTTCTACTGGTCTGTCAAAATCATAGTGCGAATACGGTATCTTTACTTTATTTTCTTCATCTAAATAAAACTTATCTATTCTATTTTCTAACTCTTCCCAAGTCATATTCCACTCCTTATTTTTGTTTCTAATTTTTGCTTAAACTTTTCTTTGTATTTTTCTTCTGTTTTTCTTATGTGCAGAATTGGTTGTGTTCTGGAACCGTCTCTGTTTGCATGCCCAAATTCTAACAAATGTGTTAGTCTGTAATATTGTTTGTTGTATACTACTTTAGAATATTTATCTTTAGCCAATTTACTGGTTCTTTTAGCTGTAGTCCAAGAACTTGCATACTCTCCTGGTATCTGAAAGTTTTTTTCGCCAACTCCGAACTTTGAATTACTCTTTCTTAAATATACAGTTTTAGAAGCTTTTGGAGATATTTGTTTTAACTCTTTACATGCTTCTTTTGTTGTTTCATCAGCTATTTCTTTTACTTCATCTTCTATATTCTCCTTACATTCTTGTAAATATTTCATTATTTCTTTTTCTATATTCTCAACTGTCACTTTGTTAGTATTTGACATTATTAGATTTCCTTTCACAAACGAGTATGACTTCATCGTCATTATCTCCATCAACTCTAATTACAGTATAATGTTTTCCCATATATTTAATCTCTTCTTGATTAGAATAATTCAAACTACTTATTTTTATTCGAATTGATGGCTTTAAATTTAATTGGCTAGCCTTATAAAATTCATTTTTCCAAACCTTTTCAGTTTGTATTATTGGAATTTCCTGTTCAATAATTTCAAAACTTTCTCTTCCATTTTTATCTTTTAGTATATTGCCATTTTTATCTTTTTTATAATTTTTAGATAGCAATACACAACTTACATCATGCATTGCTATCATCTCCAATTCTGTATTCTTCAGATTCTTTTAAAGCTCTTATATTAGATATATACCTTGTAAGATATTCATTTCTTTTATTTATATCAGTATCTCCAAAATGAGCTTTAACATATAGCATTATTGTATTTATAACTAAATTATCATTAATATTATTTTCAACATCTATATCTACTCTTTTCATATCAGTTTTTGCAGAGCTTATAAGCATATTTATTTCATCATCTTTTAAAGTTGCAGTTTCTACTATTCCTAAACATTGTTTTGCTAGTTTGTTTAAATCGCTCATTTTTTAAATACCTCCTATTCTAAACAACATCATTCGATGTAATGTAACCGTATACTATTGAATCTTTATCTTTTATAACATAATCATCTCTAACAATAGCCCTTAATAATGTCATGTTTTTTGCAAATGCATTAAAATTACCTATATTAGCAACATTAGAAGCTAATATAGTCATTGATTTTCTATCATATTTTCTAATGTAATCATATAGATTTCCAACTATAAATGGCATTTTACCTTCATCTGATTTGAATATTTTATTAGGTAATACTTTTACAGGTAATACTGTTGTTCCACATCTTAATTGCATTTTTGCAGAATCTGTTGGATCTGGATTTAATAATGGTCTATCATTTTTATCTTTTAATGTATCAAGATAATTTAATCCGTCATCGTTTGTATATATTTTTGACCCATATTTATATGTTTGTCCTAAAGTTACGTTCAAAGCTTTTTTTATTCCATCTAAATTCTTAAAATCAGTTTTTACTTTTTCTGCAACTTTTTCTAAAACTTTTTTGTTTGTTGTAGCAATATTTGCTTTTCCTAACCATTCTATTACAACTGCTAATATATCTGAATCAGAATCTTCTACTAAATCGTTTGAAACTGGCATAAATCCTGCTCTATCTTGAATAGCATATGGTAATCTTTCAAATTTTGGAGCATCTATTTCATTTGCTATTTCTCCATTTTCATCTATATCAACGAATGTGTCTACTTCACCTTTTTTTTGAAATGTTCTTGAACCTTTATTAGTTTTAACTGTTACTACATCAATATCTTCAAGTAAACTGTAATCAACATCTTTATATTTTTCTATTTTTGTAGATACATCTTCTGGTACTGTATATCCTCCATCTTCATCTACACTTTCAACTAATCCTTTTCCTTTTATAAATCCTCTGATTACCTTTGCAACTGCTTTTGTTGAATCTTCATCTTCTTTTTCGACCTTTTTATTTTCAATTTTTTTAGAAATTTCTTTTGTTTCTTCTTCGCTTAATTTATTAGTCTCTTTTTCTGTTTCAAAAATATTTTTTTCTACTTCATATTCTTCTTTTAATGTTTTAATTTCATCTAGTATGGCTTTTGCTTTTTCAACATCTTTGTTTTCACCTTCCATATATCCCTTAGCTAAAGCTTGTTTAGCTTCAATTTTTGCTAATATTTCTCTCATTCTTTTATTCATCTTCATTACCTCCATTTTTTTCTTTTTCTATAAACAAAAAAGAAGCAAGATTATCAATTTTTAAATTGATTTCCGCTTCTTCATTATTATTTTTGTCTTTTTGAACTGCCAATTCAGTTCCTCCATAATGTTTTGTTGTTCCTGCTCTTGGTTGCGCTGGAACAGCTACAAATGATACTTCATATGCTTCTTTCGCTCCATCTAGTGTAAAATAACATATTTTTTTTCCATTTACAGTTTCATATTCTTTTCCCCAATAATGGGAACAATAGTTTTTCATATTATCTACACCACAAATTGAACAATAAGCATGTTTTGCTCTGCAACTGGTTGATACCTCTTTCTTAATTCCTGCTTTTATTTCAGTAATTAAATCTGCATTTTTTTCTGTTTTAACCATATAGCATTTTGCAACTAATTTTGTATATATCTCCCCTGCTCCAGTCATTTTGCTCCCATCTTGAACAAGTTCTGTATCATACACTCTAGCTATTTGATTGTCAGCTGCCCTGTTATGATCCTTTATCATTGTTTTTCCAATGTATAGTTTTTGCAAATCTTTTAAAGCATTTAAATTAAATGGCTCATAATTTCTATCATCTAGCTCGTTATCTCCCATTACTAACTTAAAAGCAAAAACTTCCTCAGGTTTTAATGGAGATAATGTAAATTTATTTATTTTTTTTAAGTCATTGTCTGTTACATCTTGATTTTCTAAACTTGCAGATTTGCAAATCACGCCGTTTTCAACAATTTTGTCATTGTCTCTTCTATCGTTTTCTTTATCCAATCTTTTTCACCTTCCTTTCCATCATCTTTTATGTATTGTGTACCTGCTAATTGTACAGGTATACTTGCACCATTTCCCAACAATTGATCTCCACCTTCCTTGGCTTCCATATCTAATAATGCTCTTGCTTCGTTTGGTGTATATAAGAAATTTGATATTGCTTGGCACAGCGTATCCACTTGTGTCTTTAAATCAGCTCTTAATATTACAGCTACATTAAACTTAAAATAGTATCCATTTGTAATTTCTTCACTTGTTAGTAATTTATAATTTAGCTCTTCCTCATACTGTTTTATTATGTATAATAATGTGTCAACATAAAAACTAAGTTGTTGTGCTTCTGCACTTGCATAGCTTGACTTTTCGTAATCACCTATTTGGTTTGGTTTTATCCCAAATGCAGATGCAATTTGCAATGCACTATATTTTTTTACATCAACGAATTGATTATCTGCTAATTTTATATTTAATGGTGTTAATTGTGTACCTATCGGAATTGGGATAATATTTTTAGTTTCTTTATCATCCAAATCACTTCCTGCAAATTTTTCAAGTTTACTTTTAAATTTTTCTAAATTCTTATCAGACAGCTCGCTTGTATACTGCACAACAGCTTTTGCTGTAAATCCACTTTTGTACATATTATTTAACATTTTTTGAGATTTAATATTTCCGTCAATTGTCATTTTTAGTTGTTCTCGTACTGCTATTCCTTTTATTCCATCAAATGTATTGGATGTCTTAAAATGTAATATTTGTTCTGAACCAAACTGATATAACTTTCCGCCATGTGCGTATATATAATAAATGTCTGGTATGTCACTTAAAATCTTTTGGTCATCATACCAAACTTCAACTTCATCTGATGGTAAAATCCATAATGTCATTTTACTGCCAGCACCTTTTATCAATACATAAGCATTTCCAAAATGATTTCGATTTTGCTCTACAGTAGACCAAAAAGCCGTAGATGTCATGTATGGATTAGGTCTATCATGCACAATTCTGTACATTGGATGTCCTCTGGCATTTATAACACCATTATTGTCTCTATGTTGTAATAGTTTTAACGGTAATTTTCCAACAGATTCACTTAGAACTTTTAAACAAGCAAAATATGTAGCCTCAGATAAAGCTTTTTCTTTTGTCCCCTTTAATCCTAGAAAATCTATTAGTTTCTGCATTTCATTATATTTGCTTTCTTTGTTGGTTAATATATTGAAAGCAGTTTTAATTCTTTCTCTTAATTTCATTTTTTCACCCCTTTCTTAATTACCAATCCGCTTCTAAATACTCAGACATCTCTTTGTTGTAATCAACAGGCTCTTTTTCATTAAATTTCATCTGTGTAATATGTGCATTTATCATTGCATCAACTGGATCTATTCTTTTTGTTCTTTTATTTGGCTCTTTATCTACTTTTTTCTCGCCGAAGCTATTCCTTACAATTTTTGCATTTGAAACACTATAACTTAATAGCTCTTCTTTTTTGTTATATTTTATTTTTCCAGATTCAATATTTAATTGCATATCTTCTGTCCCATCATTTAGAAATCTTGCGGATTGTTTTATTTCCAAAAGTGGCACACCGAAAATCTCCAAATCATCTAAAAAGCCATCTGCATTATGTGGGTCATATCCAATTGCTTGTACTTTTAAATCATAATTTTCTATAATATCTTTAAGATATTTAATAATAAACTTATAATCATTTTTATAGGTATCTTGACCTCCTGTAACAGTTATAAGTTCTTGTTGTTCCCACACATCATACGGTGCGATATCTGTTACAATATGTTCTTGTAATCTTGCTCTAGGCATAAAGGAATGTGAAAATTCAAAAAACTCTCCATTTTCTAATGGTATTTCCAATGCAATAGTTGTTAAATCACCACCATGTGATAAGTCTAAACCTACATAACACTTTTTTTCCATTAAGTCTTGCAATTCTAAATTAGACTCACATTTTTTCCACTTATCTGGATTCATAAATTGGTCATCTGTGTTTTTTACCCATAAATTAAGAGACTTCGTCATAAAGTCTCTTAATTCATTTCCACCCATGTCTCTTGCCGTTTGCATATCTGTAATTAAAGTTTCTAAACCTTGTTTGGTTGATGCAAGAAACGGATTAGCTTTTATTAAATTTTTAGGATTAAAAATATCATCTTTTTCATTTAGTGCGTATATGTCAACAAAAAAATCTTCTGCTGTTACTATTCCTTTTAAAATATTTATACAATATTGATCCATTTCGTAACAAGCACTGTTTAGATTATCTCCCCTTGTTGTTATAATACTTATTAATGTTTCTAATAATGCTTTTGTTCCATTGTATATTGCTTTATAAATTTTAGCATTCGGATGTTGATGATACTCATCAATAGACGCAAATATTGCTCTAAATCCATCATCTAATCCACTTTCTTTTGATAATGCTTCAATTGTAGATTCTGTATCTTTTGCCAATATTAGAGATTTATAATCTTTTATTTCAAATAGCTCTTGTAAATCAGCATCAGTTTTTATGAATTTTGCCATTTCCTCCCAAGCAATTCTAGCTTGTCTTTTTTTTGTTGCTACAGTAAAAAGTTTACCAAAATTATAGCCACTAAAATTTGCAATATAAGTTCCTCTAATACCATTTTTAAAGGATTTTCCATTCTGTCTAGCCATTGATTCATAAGACCTTCTAAATCTTCTTTTCCCATTTTCTTGTTTTAACCACCCGAATGGACAACCTAAATCGAAAATTTGAGATCCTAATAATTTTACAGGTTTTAATTCGAAACCTTCTGCAATTGTTAGGGTTTCTGCATAATTTAATATTCTTTCTGAATTTTCAGCATTCCAAATATATGGAAAATCTTTTGTTCCTTGTCTTTTTAAGTCTTCTAAATGTCTTTTACATGCCAGTATATGTAACTCTCCCATTATTCCTTCATCAATTGTTTTCTTTGCGTATTCAGTAACTCTATCAATCATTTATTCGTCACCAGAAACTTTGCAAATTTATTTTCTTTTGGAGGTTCTTTTGTTGGAGGCATAACAAGTTTGCATCTAGAAGATATTGATAATCCCATATCATTTGCACAATCTCTACATTGTTTTAGTGCCCTATCTTGATATTTTAAATATAAATCTATAAATCCGAGTATTTCTTTTTTCTTTTCTTCATTTTTAGACTTTGTTAACTTTTTCTCTAATGTTCTTAATTCTTTTGTGTAATTTATATAATTTGTATTAGCAATTAAATAATGTGCTAAACATTCTTCATCCAGCTCTGTCATTATCCCAATTTCTAATAATATATTAGCTATATTATTAAATTCTTCCTTTTCCTTTTCAGATAAATATTCAGGTGGATTTACATCGGTGTGCTTAATTTTAAGCTCTTTACTTTTCCTTTCTGCTATTTCTTCTTTGCTTAAATGTTTTTTCCCTTTTGCTATAATTAAATCTATAGGCTCTTTTGGTCTTCCTGCCATACTTGTTATCACCTTCTTTCTTTTTATGCCTTATTTTTGAATTTAGGGAGTTTTTTCTACGCTGTACCTAGGGCGCCGTTGTTCTAGTATTACTTAAATACTTTTTTGACCACCCCTTCCCCGTTTTTATTCGTATCGTATTTCTTCTTTTATTAATTTCCCGTTAATGTATGTTCGCTCTGTTGTATAATCTTTTATTGCTTCTTCCGCTTCTAAATTTATTTCTTTTTTGTCTTTCATAATTCTTTTTTTAAAATTAAGACCACATAATCCTCTTATTTGATTTATTGTTAGAAACTCATGTATATCTTTGCCTTCAATTGTTATCTTTGTAAATATATCTTCATATGCTTTAATCTTTTTACCTTTTTGATTATTAATATTTTCTAATAATCTTATCCTGTCCTTATAATATATTATTTCATCTTGCAATTTTATTATATAATCTTTATCTCTTATAGCTTTATCTCTTTGTCTTGCTTTCATATATTTACCTTCTCTTTCTGAATCTATTGTGTGCTATATCATGATGTTTATGACATAGCGCTATGAGATTACTCCATTCCAGTCTTCTTAGCCACCCTGTTTCTTTTTGAATTGGATCCTTGTGATGAACTTCTTCTGCTAGCTGTATGTTATATTCTTTATTTAACCTTGCTTCCTTTTGGCACTCTTCACATAAATAATTCTTTTTAATATATTCTTTACTTAATGTTCTCCAAGCTTTGCTATTATAAAACTGTGCATACTTTTTATCTCTTTGTTTATTGTATCTTGTATTACTATATTGCTTTCTTGATTCTATTTGTTTTTGCATTATATCTCTACACTTATTACAATAAGTGGCTGGTGCTTGTACTACACATTGACATCTTGCACATAACTTAACTAACATTATTTTTCTTCTTCCCTTTTGTGATATTGTTTGATTTGTTTTCCGCTTCTACTTTTTCTACAAAAACTACTTTATATTGATTTGTTTTAGTTAATACTTTATATCTTTCTTCTGTTACTTCAAACTCTTCTCCCTCTTGAGGAATCTTGTTTAACTCTTTATCTGTTATATTTAACTTTTTATATTTGTCTGTCGCTTTTACTAACATTTTTCTTTCTCCTTTCTATATTGCCTCCTCTTAAACATTCATCTTTAATTAGATACGGGCAATAAACTTTTTGGCCTTTTAGGCTCGTTATAATTAAAAAAGAACAGTTTCTGCAATTTGTAGGTAACTGTTCTTTTATACTGTCTAATCTTTCTTTATGTTCTGCTTTCTCTTGTGCAGTGTACTGTTCTATTGCTAACTTATCGTTATAGACTAATTTTCTTGCACACATACTAATTCTCCTTCTATATTCTTTATTATTTTACAATCTATATTCTTATTGCAATTTTTACAGTTCTTTTCTTTAAATTCTTTTAATTTTTCTTCCATAACACTACACACCTTTCTAAAAAAACACTAAACAATAATATAATTATAGGATATATTAGATTCTATGTTATATTATTGTTTACTATATTTTTAAGACTTAACTAGGATGTGTATTGATATATATTAATAAATAAAAAAGAACTAGCTATGTTATATAACTAATTCTTTTTTGCTCTATTCAACATCCTGTTGCTTAATTTTTTATATTTTTACAATTATAATTATACTATATGTATTTTTATTATTTCAAGGTAAAAAATAGGTAAAAAATAGGTAATTTTTAGAATTTTATAAATTTAACATCTTATTTGTTGCTTTTTCAACTATCTTTTTTATTGCTTCCGTGTCTCTTGTTTGATTAAATAGCTTAAAGTGTAAGTTATTACCTATATCTTCATAACTTCTTCCTTCTACATAGAATGCAAATAAAATTTGTTTTTCCTTGTATTTTAAAGCAGATAATCTAATACTTGTTTCTGTTACTTTGTTTTCTAGCTCTTCTATTTCTTTTATTAATTCTTTTATTCTTTCTACCGCTTCTTTTTTTTCTTTTTCGTTAATCTCTATCATGTCTATTACCGTTTTTTCTGTTTTATTACTTATTTGATTTTTACTATGTATATCACAATTTACTCCCAAATTTGCTGTTGTTCCACTTTCTAGTCTTTTATACAGTATTAATCTTATTTCACATTTTTCCTTTTCTCTTTTTCTTAATTTTAATTTTGCTATATTTTGCTTATAATCTTTTAGTAATTCTATTAATTCACTTTTATTCATATGTACCTCCTAACTAATCTATATATTTTAAATATTTTAGTAATTTCTTATCATACTGTGCTATAATAGGAATAACCCTTATTGTTTTCATCTTTACTTGCTATTGTTTTTATGTATCCTATTATTTTATCGTTTTTTTTCTATTCTATATCCATTAAATTTTAAATGGAATTTTGGCAATTTATTATTTTTTAAAATATACATTTCCTTATCTCCTTTTTTTATGTTTTATTAATTTATAATCCTAGCTCTTCTAATGTGTATGCTTTATCGATTTCCATATTTTTATACATTGTGTTCTTTTCAAAGTTTGGCAAATTGATTTCAAAATCATTTTTGATATAAATTGTTATATATTCTTTTTCTCTGTAATTTTCAAACTTTTTAATGTTTATAGCTCTATCTCTAAATGGTTTAATTACATTACTTAAATATTCTCTTTCTTTTGAATCTAATATGTCTTTTACTTCCTCTAAATCATGGACTGTAAACCAATACGAATATCTCCATCCTTTATATCTAACTCCATAGCAATTATTAGACCTGCCCTCCTTATCAAAATCTTCGTTATCTAATTCTGCTATTTTCCCGATTTTCCCTGTTCTAATTATCTTTACTCTTTGCCCTAATTTAAATTTATTCATACTTATTCCTCACTTTCTAAAATCTTTATAAAATTTCTAATTAAATCCCAATAATAATCTGCTCTATCATTATCATTTTTTCTTTTTGCTTTTTCAAATTCATAATCGAATTTATCTATTTTACTTTCTATTTTATCTATTAAACCAAAATATTGTTTCTTATATGTTTTATTTTCTTTTAATACTCTTTTATAGTTTGTTAAAATATGTTGCATAGCTTCTGGTATTTCCAAATCTACTGTCTCCCAGCCACCATTTTTAAAAAAATTACTATTTGTATCGTTTATGGCACTATTTGCTAAATAATTTTCAATTTTTTTTATATCTTCTTCTATACTATTTTCTTTCACTTAAAACACCTCCTAATTATTATTTATAATCTTATATCCTAATGCTCTTAATCCGTCGCAAATTGGTTTGAATGTCTGATCTTCATTGTTCCAAGTTTTGTGAATTATTGTGTCATATATTTCATTTTGTACTTCTTTATTTTCTGATATTTTATTTAATATTCTTTGTATGTACTTATTTTTTTGTGCTATTATTCTATAATTCGGATAATCATCATCTTCTTGATAAAATATATCCATATACCAATTCTGTATTTTTATAATGTCTATCAATTCGATTTCTATTTTATCAGCTGTTTTCATATGTATCACTCCTCTCTAAATCATAAATTCTGTCCCTTTGCATACTTCTTAACATTGATGATAATATTACTTCTTTATCTGCTTTAAGTTCTTGTTTTTTTGATGGCTTTATACAATATAATTCTTTTAAACCATCAACTGGTTCAGCAAAATATTTTGTCCATTTATTACCGACTACATCAATTTGTTCTTCTTTTTGTTCTATTCTATCTACTGCTACAAGAACTCCTATTTCTGTTGGTATTTCATTTTTTACTTCTTGATATAATTTATATGGCATTACAAAATAATTTTTATTTCCTATAAATGTTAATCGATTTTTACTATGAAAATCTTGTTTTGATTGTTTTATCTCATAGCAGTAAGTTTCTCTTTGACAGTTGTACATTATACAATCTACTATTTCTTTTCCATACCAACCAATCGTACATTCAAAAACATAAAACTCATTTCTTTTATTAAAACGGTTGGCTAATAATTGTTCTAGTCTTTTTGTAGTTTCTGTTTTCATATCTTATTTACTCCTTTACCAATTTTCTGCCACACATCGGGCAATAATTTATTTGAAAGAACTGACTTGGCTTATATCCATCATTGTCTTGTCCTTCTATTTCAACATATAACATATATCCCCAAGACTTTTTTTGATTAATAATTTCCATATGCGTTTCTTCTTCATTGTCTATATCTAATATTTTCTTATTATTTATTATCTTTTTACAGTATTCACACATTATTTACTCCTTTACTACTAAATTTGCTTTTCATTTTTTATCCTCCACAGCTTATAAATAAAACTACTATAGTGCCTATAAACCAACCTGTAGCTAGTGCACTAAAAGCAATTGCTAATAATTGTAATATTAATTTAATCTTGTCCATTTTTTTAACTCTCCTTTTCTAAAATGGGTAAAATATAACTATCATGCTTGGAAATGGTGCGCTATTTTTTGCATTCCCAAATTTCAGCCTACCCTTTATAAATTTTATTTTTACAGAATCCTTATTATAAATATATTCGTGGAACCATCTGGTGTCTGTTCTTGCAGGCAACAACATTACTGTAATTGCATTACTAAAAAATGCTTTCTTTACCCATTCTCCAATATTTCTGCCATATGGCGGATTACACCAAACCACTTCATCGTCCCAGTCTTGTTGTAATCCATCATTTTGCTTTGTATAATGTTTCTTGCATTTACAATTAGTATCGGAACTTGCTACATCTATGGTAAAATTAAATTCTTTATTCAGTTTATTAAATAATTCTTGTGGTGTTTCCCAATCGTCTTTATTGCTTTGATATAATACTCTATTCATTTTTCGTTTCTCCTTCCCAATTTTCCTACACTTTTTATTACTGCTATTATTGTAAATAACTCTGCTAGTATTACTAATATATCTACAATATTCCATAGCAGAATTGGTCTTGTTAACCAACCAAATAAAATTTCTAACAACATATATTTCATTTTTCTTTTTCCTCCAATTTTTCTAAAATATTGGTTCTACATATGTATTTAGGTTCTGCTTGTCTTTTATTTATTGTACTTAAACCTTTTAATGTTTGTATTAAATCTCCTTGGATCATTTTATTGTTGTATTTTCTTGTAAATACTTGTATTAATTCCATTTGCTCAATATCATTTTTTATTTTTCTTCGTTTTGCTCTAACATCTTTTAGTAATTTGCCAGCTTTGGCATATCCTCCTGCGTTTAATTTTTTTGCTTCTATGTAATGCAATATGTCTTGCTGTTGCATATCTATTTCTTTTAACTCCTCATTCTTGTTATTTAGTTGTTTGTCTGTATTTTGGAAGAAATTAAGCATATATTTTAATAATTCCTCTGCTTCCATTAACACTCCTCCTAGCTTGCTATTCTATATATTGCAACACCTTTGCCTGTTATATTGTCTGTTTTTCTGCCCACTATAACTACTTGCCTTTTATCTAGTAAACTAGTTAATCTTGGACTCGCATTGTTTCTATCTGGTGTATTTGTATAACCTGCTGTATACATCTCCTCCGCTACTTCTCTAGCTGTTCTTTCTATTCCATCTTTTAAGATTTCTAGTACTTGTGCCTCTCTCTCGGTTATATTTACTTTTATAAAACTTCCTCTTCTAGTTTCTCTTGTTATTTCATTCATTTGTTTTCACTCTCCTTTAATATTACTTTGCCTTGTAATATATTTTTAATTATCTGTATTTTCTCTATTTCGTTTAAATCAGTAAAATCTTCTTTCGTAATCGTTAACACCTTATCACCTCTCTAAACTCGCTATTTGCTTTATTGAACTTTAAGCTTATTTTTCCAGTTTCTCCTGCCCTTTGTTTTGCTAGTTTTAATGTTATATCTACTACTGTTTCTGTACTTTCCGCTTCCTGGTATAAGAACAATATATTATCTGCATCTTGCTCTATTGCTCCACTTTCTCTTAAATCAGCCAGCGTTGGCTCTTGTCTTGCTGCATTTCTATTTAATTGGCATAGTCCAATAATTGGTATATTTAGCTCTAAACTTAATAACTTTAGTGTTCTTGTTATATCTGCTACTTCTTGCTCTCTAGAATTAAATTTCCCTTTGTTTTTTATTAGTTGTATATAATCAATTACCATTAGTCCTAAATTGTTCTTATTTTTTAACTTACGGGCTATATTCTCTATATGTTGTATTGTTCTTGCTTTTGTTATTAGGTGGATTGGTAGCTCTGCTATTTCTGCACTTACTACACCTATTTGCTCTAGCTCTTTTGTTTCTAATGTTCCCATGCGCATTTTATAACTATTTATTCTTGCCCTTCTGCTTATTAATTTTTGTATTACTTGTGTATCAGACATTTCTAAACTTATTATTGCAGTTTCTGTTCCTCTTTCTGCTATATGTTCTGCTATTTGCAATGCTAATGTTGTCTTTCCTACGCCAGGTCGTGCACCGATTATCGTTAGCTCCTGTTTATGTAATCCACAAATCATTTTGTCTAAATCTGTTATTCCTGTATATAGTGTATAATCTGGTTTCTGCAATGTGTTTTTTTCTATCTCTGTAGATGTTTCCACTACTTGCTCCACAAATGTCTGTTCCTTTTCATTTATTTCTGCTATTTTATTTATTTGCTTTATTTTATCTTGCATAAATATATCTATGTTTTCCACTTCCATAAGCTCTGTAATACTTTTCTGTAATAATTCCATTAACTTTCTTTTTTTAGATAGCTCTATTACTTGGTTATATATGTAATCTGCTGTTGTTGCATATACATATTCACTTAAACTTGTTAGATACTCTATTACCTGTTTATTATTTGCACTTATTCTGCTTTGCAAGGAAATTATGGATATTTCCTTTTTCTCTGCTTTTAACTCATTTATCGCTTTTATTATTCTTTTGTTCCTTTCAAATGCAAAATCTGTTTCATCTAGTACATAATCCTCTTGCTCATATATTAAGTAGTACAGCATCGCTTTTTCTAGCTCTTCATCACTCATTTTGTTGCACTCCTTTTCTCTTTATTATTTCTTCGTATGTTGTTTTGCCTCTTACTATATCTGCATACTCTTCTTCTGTTAAAATACTTGTATCTATTTCTTTGTAGTTTTGCTTTGGTTTCTCTTCTTGCTTCTCCGTTTTTTGTTTCTGTTCGTTTTGCACATCTGCTAATACTTTATATCCTTTGTTTAACCAACTTCTTAATATTCCGTTTATGTATTTAGCTGTTCTTATATTAGCTGTAGATGCTGTTTTTATTGCCTCTATAATTATTCTGTAGTCTTTAAAGTCTTTTAGATAACTAAAAATTAAGTCTGCAGCTGCTGGTGTTAATAATCCAATGTTGTCTTCATAACATTTTGTTATCTTAGAAATTTTTTCACTATCATCTATTTCTTTCTCTAGCTCTATCTCTTTCTCTAGCTCTATCTCTGTGTTACAATTTGTTACATTAGTGTTACTTTGTAACAGTTTTTGCTTTTGTCTTTCTCTAAAATTTCTTACTCTCTCTGCACTTCTACCTTCTTTCCCTATAAGCTCTTGCATTGCAATCATATAAAAAGAACCATCATCCAATTTTTCTATTGCTTTTACCTGTAAAAGTGCACTTATTAAAAATTTTACAATATTTTCGTCTTCATCTAATATCATTGCTAATTCCTCTTCACTGCTCGGTAGTATTTTGTCGTATTTTAGCAACCCTTCTGTTCTAAGACTTTTTAACTGCATTTTTAAATAAGCAATTACTAATTTATCTCCATCCGGCAATTTTCTTAGGTATTTAATTTGCTTGTCATCAAAAAAATCTTCTTTAAGTTTTAACCAATAATATTTTTTATTATCACTCATCTTTTGCTCCTCACTTACTTTTCTATATAGTTTTTTCCAAACTCTTTTAAAAATTTTTCTTTACTATATATTTTTATAAATTGTTTCTTTGCATAGCTTTGTAATTTATTTCTTGTATTTTTATTCAGGTCGGCTTTTTGGTGGCATTTTCTGCAAAGGTAATAAACTAACCCATACTCAATACTTTTTTGCCTATTTGAGCCACCTAATGCCTCGTGCTTGTCTAATTTTTTTAGTTGTTTATTACAAATAAAGCATTTCCCATTTTCTTCCTGCAAAATGCTGAATCTGTTTTTCTCTGCTTTTGCTAACTTTTTTGACTTTTGCTTTATTTTTGTTGTGTTTTTTTCTTTTTTTACTGGATTTTTTGGACATGGATTAAAACTACTTCTTAGATTGGTTACTATCATTAAATTTTCCCCTTTCCAGAAATCCCCCATTCTCTATTTAGCTGGTTTTCTAATATTCTTAATTTTAATTTTGTTATATTTATTGCCTCCAAGTTTGCTTGGTATATTGTTTCTTTTATATCTCTATCTAGTCTTAACTTTGCTACTTCTGGTATTCCGTATACTGTTTGGTTTATTAAGGTTACTGGCATATTCTTTTCTGTTTTTAATTTTAGAGCCTCTTGTCTTAAAACTATTTTGTATTCTTTTTCAGCTTCTGCTTTCTTTATGCCATTTTCTTTTAAATTTATTACTAATGTATCTAAATACTTAGTTAGATTTGTTATTTCATAAAATAAATCCATTTTTTTACCTCATATTCTTGCAAATCTTACAACTTTATGTTAATATAAAGTTGTAAGATGTTTATTTAGAATATTTTTATGTTGATTTGTCTGTCTTCTTGGTCGTTGTCAGACAAATCTTTTTTTATTATTTCATACTGCTCTATCAGATACTTAAAAGCTTTTTCATTTTTACCTACAGTCATAAAGCAAATTGCTTTTGCCAGAATATTTGCCATTTCTTCTTGCATTTCTTCTGTTCTCTTGTCTACGGCTTGTCCTATTTCTTCTCTAGTTGCTTTTAGATCCTTATACACTTCTTCAGATTCTTCCTGTAAGTTTCTTACTGTCTTTGCTGTTTTTAGCTTATTAATCATAATAATTACATTTTCTCTTTTACTCATTTTTTAAATACCTCCTAAAATTTTAATCATTTGTGCCTTTTCTAGTTGTATTTCTTGTAATGTTTTGTTTTTGCTATCTATGTTAAACATTACATTCATATTTCTTTTTGCCTTATGTACTTTCTTTGTTTTGTGTGCTCTGTGTGCTTTCTTATAGCTTATTTCTGCAAATTTGTATGCTATGTATAACAATGCTATAGCTATTACTGCACTTCCTAATATTAATGTTCCTAAAACTTGTTTTGCTTCTGCTAAACTCATGCTTTTTCGCCTCCTTTACTTTTTAATTTTTTATTTATATAATTCACCTATCTTTATTAAGAAGGGTGGTGATTATATTGAATTTTAATGAAATCCTTAATAATGTAATCGCGGGTATAATATGTAGTGCAAGTATTAGTTTCTTTGCTTTTACTTTTAGTTTCTTAAAGAAAAACTATAATAAAAATAAGTCTTTATTTGTTCTACGATTTCAATTTTATTTAGGTTTGTTTGGCACACTTTGCAGTTGTTATTCACTTTTTAAAACCAATATTTTGCCTAAATGGTTACTTATCCTATGTCTTTGTATTAATATTTTTGGAATGTTTCTTTATTTTGAAAATGCAATTAAATACAGTGATAATAGAACAAAATAAAGCAAGTATTACAATTATTTCATTTTTATGTTCAAATAATATTAAGGGTATTGTTTGAACTTTTTTTAATATTTCCATCTTCTCACCTTCTTTCATCTGTATTTTTTATAATTCTTTAGTACAACTATTATTGAAATTTATTAGAATTAATTTTTTTGAATTAAACGTCCTTATATTATTTTCATTTCTGAGCTAAATTTTGTTTTACCAAAATTTCTTACAGTTTTGTTTATAACTGTTTTAGTATTATTAGTGTTTCTGTTTCTACTTTGTTTTTCTGCTTCTTCTTCAATAAAATCATCTACCCATTTTTCTTTAAAAAGCATTGTGTGTTTCCCTCTTAAAAATTTAAGTCCTTTGTTACACCAATTATGTGTTATTGTGTACGGTGAAACTTCATACATCTCTGCTATTTGTTTTGTTGTTAGTAACTTTTCCATTTAAACCACCTCATTTTTCTTCCATTCTTGGATAGATTCCCTTTTCTTTCAAAAAGTTGTATAGAAATAATCTTCCTTTTTGAGTCCACATCATTGTGGGTTTACTTCCTTTTGTTCCGTCTTTGTGCTTAAAATCAAAAGTTTTTGTTTGTGTATACCCTTGTCCTCTGTAGTTGCTATATAATAGCCAATCTTGTCCTTGTTTATATTGAATACCGAATTTTTTTAATAATTTGTTAAATTCAACTGCAGAAAATCCGTAATCACAGGCTATTACATTTACCTTCGTTAAATCATCACATTGTAATATTCTATCCGTATAATCTGCTTTTGGTTGTAGCTCTCCAATTAATTGGTCTTTTTTATTGTTATCTTCTAGTAATGTTTTAATTTGTTTATCTGCTAACATTAATGCCCTTGCCATAATTTTTTCTGGGCTATTAAAATCTTTTTCTACTTGTATGAAGTATTGTCTTACTTCTTTTCCTTTTTCATTTCTTTGTATCATTGCAATTTCTTTTGCCATGTCTAATTTGATGGCATGATTTACCATTTCTTGTTCTCCACCAAGGGTATGACATTTTTGGGTTACCCTTATAAAATCTGTATTTTCTGTGAATCCATAATCTTTCATTCTTTCAAACCATTTTTTATATTCGGTTTTAATTTCTAATGCTTTGTGTAATTCTCTACCATTTACAACTGGCTCTTGATTTTCATTTACTTCAATTTTTATTAAATCTTTCATTTGTTCCTCCTTTTTGTATGCCCTTAGTAGACATTGATAATAAAAAAATATACATCTACTATTTGTATGCTTTCAGTAGACTTTCAGAGTAAAAAATTTTGTCTATACTACATTTAGGAAATTTTATTTTCAACCTATCCATAAATTCAAAACTGGGATTTCTTATGCCATATTCAACTGCTTTATAATGTGCAACTGTAACGTTTAGTTCTCTTGCCATTTGTTCTTGTGTCAAGCCTTCATTTTTTCTAAATGTTTGTAATTTTTCTCTTTTCATTTGTTCACCTCCCTTGCTTAACTGTGCTTATTATAATCTACTTCAAGTAGACTGTCAAGTACTTTTTAAAAAAAAGTCTTCAAGTGCCGTCTGCTGTAAGGAAACTTTTTTAAAAAATATATTGAAAAGTATTCTTAAAGTATGCTATAATAAAAACAAGGAGTGATTTTATGAATAGGATAAAAATATTAAGAGAGGAATTTAACTTTACACAGCAAGATTTAGCCGATAGATTGGAATGTTCAAAAAGTGTTATTGGCTTATATGAAAGCGAGACTAGAAAACCAAGTCTAGAAATTCTTTTAAAATTATCTGAAATTTTTGATTGCTCTATTGATTATATACTTTGCAAAACAAATATAAGAAATTCGGGAGAGCAAATAAATGATGTATTAAACGAAGCAATGATAGGCATGTCTAAATCAGATTATGAGCAATTAACAGAAACACAAAAAAAACAAATTAGAGACTTTGCTTTATTTGTAAAAAATCAAAGTGGAGATGATAAATAATGGATTTAAACGCTTTATATAATATTGCAGAAAAAGAAAAAATTAAGATATATAATTGGAAAATCGAAGATGTAAATGGAATGTATTTAGAATATAAGAATAATAGAGCTATTGCTATAAATTACAATAGAATAAATAATAAAAATGATGAAAAATGCACTTTATCTGAAGAATTAGGACATTATTATATGAATGCAACATATCCAGCAAGTTGCAAGAATAAAGCGCTTATGGATAAACAAGAGTATAGAGCAAAAAAATGGTCTTATACTATACTTATTCCCTACGAGGATTTAAAATCAGCTATAAAAAAACGGTATTAATAATCTTTATAGTCTAGCTGATTATTTTGAAGTTACAGCTGAATATATGAATAATGCAGTAGCTTTCTACAAAAATAAATATGGATATATTTACTAAAGATAAAACTTATTTAACAGATAAGTTTTATTTTTTTAAGGAGGTTTTTATGGCAGGAACATACACAAAAAGAGGAAATAAATATCGACTACAGTACATGAAAGATGGACAAAGATATTCTACTACTGTAGATGCAAAAACAGATAAAGAAGCCAAAACAAAGTTGGCTGAATTTGTAACAGAAGTTGAAAAAGGATTATTTTATAATACAAATTACACATTTTTTGAGTTTGCACAAATATGGATTAATGAAGTTCAAAAGCCTAACTCTTCCCCTGTTACAGTAAATAAGTATACATCTTATTTAAATAATAGAATTATACCTTATCTTGGAAATTATAAACTTAATAAAATAAACGCAAGCATTTTAAACTCGTATTTCAACGAAGTAAAGACTTGGAAAACTATGTATAAACCACCTCGCCAAAATGTTCCAATTAGTAAAAGTACAGTTGAAAAAATTTACGAAATTGTAACAGCAATATTACAGAAAGCATTTGAATGGGATTTGATTTCATCTAATCCGTGTAAAAAAGTAAAAATAAAGTTTGACAATATGGAAAGTGAAATTCAAAAAACAAAAGAAAAAGGAGAAAAGAAAGAAGTTATTAATTCTTATACAAAAGAAGAATATAAAAGTGTTTTAGAACTATTAAAAAAAGAAGAGCCAGGCAAAAGAATTTTAATAGAAACTGCCTTAAAAAGTGGTCTTTCTAAGGAAGAATTGTTTGGATTAAGATGGTCAGATTTTAATGTAGAAAATAGTACTCTTTCCGTTAAAGTTGTTCGAATATATACAAAAGAAACTGGTATAATAGAAAAGCAACCCAAAGCTCATAGTCGTATTAGAACAATTTCAATACCTAATTCATTGTGTGAAACATTAAAGTCTTTTAAAACTCAATCTGATAAGAATGAAGACTACATATTTAAGGACATAAATATAAATTCAATTGGATCTTGGTTTACAGATTTTCAAAAAAGAAACAATATACGAAAAATCAGATTTCATGATTTGAGGCATACTCATGCAACTTTGCTTTTATATAAAGGTGTAGATATAAAAACTATTTCTAAAAGATTAGGACATAGTAAAATAGGAATCACAATGGATACATATACAGATGTACTTAAAGAATTGGATTTATCCGCTTCTCAAAAAATGGATGAAATATAGCCAAAATCTTGGTGCAATTTTGGTGCAATTCTAAATAAAACCGACCATTTTTATACAAAATCGTGCAACTTTTAAAATCTTTGTATGTCAGTATTTGTAAGGATTACCGACGTTTTGTAATATTAAAAATAGTCCCTTCATCCGCACCAATTTTTATAAAGAGAAGTCATACGACTTCTTTTTTTCATTTTAGCTATAGCTAAACATTAATTTGAAATTTCTATCTACCTAGTTAGTAATATATCCATTTTTTAACATTGCTTCATAGTATGTGCCCTTTTGTTTACACATTTAAGTATACTTGATTTTTTAATTAAAATGTTGTCAAAAAGAACCGTCCCCTTTGACATGTATGAGCCAAAGTAAATGGTCTGGTCTTATATATAACATTAATGAAGACTATGAAAAGTTTGATAATATGCTAAAAAGTATAGACGAAGAATATAGAACAACATTTATAAATTTTGGAAAGTATAAAGTTGTAATGTTTGCAATGGCTAAACTTATGAAAATGGAAACGACAGAACAAAATAAAGTGGCATTATATTTATCCAACATATTGGTTAAAAAGTTAGGTTTATAGCTAATTCTGTGTTTATGTTGCAAAATAACATAAAATGTGATAAACTACAAATTAAGTAAATGTGCAAAAATAACCGATTAAATAATTATTTAACGAAAGGAGTTTGGCATATTATGAATATTTTTGTAGGCTGTTCATCAAGGAATACTGAGAATGAAATTTACAATAGAATAGCTGAAGAAATAGGCAAATTTATTGTAAAAGAAGGTCACAATTTCGTTTTTGGTGGTTGTGATTTGGGACTAATGGGAAAAATTTATGCAATAGTATCTAACGCACCAGAAAGCGAAATCATTATCACTATCGCAAAAGCATATGCAGATGATTTAAAGTCTCTTTCGTACAGTAAAGCATATATGTTTGATACTGTAAACGAAAGAAAAAATGCTTTTATTGATTTAGCTGATGTAATGATTTTTATACCAGGTGGAATTGGAACTGTTGATGAATTACTAACAGCAATCGAAACAAGAAGAAACCACGAGCATAGTGTACCAATCATAGTAATAAACGGAAATGGATTTTTTAACCAATTATTAAGTATGCTAGAACGAATTTATGATGAGAGCTTTGCGGATTCTAAAAATCGCCAGTTATATTTTGTGGCTGATACGGTAGATGAAGCTATTAAATACTTGTCAGAGTTATCAAAAGAATCCAATAATAATTATTAAGGAGGAAAAGCGTATGGCAAAACTTACATTTCTTTCTGTCTTAAAAAGTAACTTGAAATGTGCCTTTTGTAAAAAAGAGAATTGCCCTGTAAGGTATATGCCCCAAAGGAAAAAAACTCAGATTTACAATGGGACACGATATGTTAGAAGATGTGAAAAAGACCAGAAAGCACGTGAAGATGCAATTTTAAAAAAACGGCTTCCGTGA